ATATAGCCTCTAAACAAGGTGCTGAATTGATGCATATGAGATCTATGCAATGTTTCCATTGTAGAATTAAAGAGCGAAGAGCAGGAGAGAGAGCAAAATTTAATTACGGACTCGACTCTAATAGGAAGTAATTATGGATATTGATACTGCTATATTCAATAGATTTATACCTCGTCCATATCAATTACGCCTTTGCGATGCATTTGAATCAAATAAGTTTAAAAAGTTTTTAGTTGTATGGCCTAGACGTGCAGGAAAAGATATATGTGCGCTTAACTTACTTTTAAGAGCAGCTCTTCGTAAAGTAGGTACTTACTTTTATATATTTCCTACTTTTCAGATGGGACGTCGTATTTTATGGGATGCCATAGATATATCTGGCAAGCGAATACTAACATATTATATTCCTGATGAGATTATAGAATCTCGCAATGAACAGCAGATGCGAATTCGTTTGGTTAATGGAAGCCAGATTCAAATTCTTGGATCAGATAACTTTGATAATACTCTTATTGGAACTAACGCTGTTGGTATGGTGTTTAGTGAATATGCATTGTCTGATAGTCGAGCTTATTCATATTCTATTCCTATTTTAAAGGCTTCTAATGGTTGGGTATTAATGGTTTCAACTCCTAGAGGTAAAAATGCTTTATGGGACTTATATAATGTTGCTAGGAAGTCTGGTGATTGGTTTTGTGAAAAGTTATCACTTGATGATACTAAGCATGTGGATGTTGTTGAGATTGAAAAGGAGATAGTTGAAGGACAAATGTCTCGAGATCTTGCATTACAGGAATTCTGGACATCCTTTGAGTTAGGTGTTGAGGGATCTTTTTATAGTAAGTATATAGATGATCTTCGTCGCAAGAATCAGATTACTTCAGTCATGTGGGATCCATATCTACCAGTCCACACAGCATGGGATCTTGGTTATAACGATTCAACATGTATCATCTTTGCTCAGGTATCAAGAGATGGCCAAATTCGTATTATTGATTATTATGAAAATAACAAAAAAGGACTCGATCACTATGTCAAGATCATCAAAGAAAAAGATTATACATATGGTAAACATATTGCTCCTTTCGATATCGCTGTGCATGATCTTGGTACTGGAATTAGTCGCTGGAAAATGATGCATGACCTTGGAGTATCTTTTATTAAATATACTGAAAAGGCTATTGGGATAATGGATGGAATTGAAGCTGTTCGTAGAAATTTACCTAAAATGTGGATTGATGAACGTTCATGCGCTCCATTACTTCGATCTCTTGAAAACTATCGTCAAGAATATGATAATAAGCGTAAGGTTTATAATTTAAATCCACTTCATGATCAATTCTCTCATGCGGCAGATGCTATGAGATATCTTTGTTGCGCTCTTCCTAAATTAATGAGTAATTCAGATCCAAAGCAATTAGAAGATAGATATAAAGAAGCAATGTATGGTGGAAATTCTAACCTACCAGCAATGTTTCAAGATAATGGACATAGATTTTAAATATTCCCACAGCTGTGGGAAAAATAGGAATTATTATGATGCAGAAAGAGTTTGATGAATTAATGATTGGTGTTCAATGTCTTGATGATGGAATACAGCATTTAACATTAGTGTTACATGAATTGTTATCTCGTCCTGATAAAACATTTTCAATTTCTTTTAAAGGTCATTTGTATGAATTCTTCCCGGCAACAACTCATGAAGAAGAACAAAGAATGTATAAACTTCGTCGTAGATTTATAAAATCATTGCTTCGACGAGTCGTTTCTTTTAATATTACGCATGATAATTATGGATGGGATGATATTTTAGCATTTGCTGTTGGACCAGATCCAAAAGATTTACAATATGAAAAAATAGATTTGTCAGAATTGTATGAAATTTCCGATGAGAATGGTGAAAAGATAACATCATTGCCATTAAATATTGATAGTACCTATATAAAGATGCAGGATAGTAGAAATGATAAGCAAGATCAGGAATTGGCTGAGAAATAAAAGACTTATTCGATCAGTTGATGTTTCAGCTGTTTCCGTAGTTCCATTTGTTCCTGTAGCTCAAGAAGATATGCGTGCAGCAACAGATGTAAAAAATTTCAATAAATCATTTGATCAACAGCAAAAGCAAATGCAAGCAAAGGCTATGGTAGCACATGAACCTGATTGCGATGTAATCACTTGCACAAAAGTTTCTTGTTTTAAGTGGGAACCAGATAAGATAATAGCAACTAGAAAAATGAGTTCTACGAGAAAACGAATTAAGAAACCTATTCAAGGAGATTAACGATGCTGTTTCCCCAACTCGGGCCCACCTATTATAATGAAAGACATAAGGGTATTTTATCTCGAATGGAAGCATTCTATGCTGAATCAATTACGATAAATCAGTCTTTTTGGGCTGAAGCTGACACAGATACTCGTTTTGAAACTGGTGATCAGACTTTATGGAATGATTTATATGGAAACCTTCCAGCAAACAGGGGAAGACAGTTTAATTTCAACCGTATTCGTCGTGTTATTAATATGATTTCTGGTCATCAAAGAAGAAATCGTAAATCTACTATAGTTACTCCTGTAGAAAACGGAGACTCTGAAACAGCAGATCAATTTACTAAAGTCATGATGTGGATTAATAACCAAGAGCATGTTCTTGAAACAATCTCAGAAGCTTTTCAAGGTGCTTTAGTTACAGGAATGAATTTACTTCAAGTTTGGGTAGATTATAGAACTGATCCAGTGTCTGGTAATATTAAAGTTGATAATTGCAGTTATAATAGTTTTTTAATTGATCCGTATTTTCGCAAAGCAGATCTTTCTGATTGCAATGCTTTATGGAAAAGATCTTTCCTGACAAAACGTGAAGTTATTTCACTTCTACCAGATCAATCAGAAGAGATATTAGGTCTTATTGGCAATGAGTCAGGGACTGGTAGGGATGGTAAATTTCAATTTATGCCAGAATCATATAATTATGGTTATAAAAATTTACTAACTTATGATGAGTTTTATTATCGTGATTATAGAACCCAGAAGATGCTTGTTGATGCAGAAACTGGTGAGACTATGGAATGGAAAAGCGATAATCAAGAAGGCTTAGAAGCTTTCTTAGCTCAATATCCATCAGTTACCATTATTGAATCTGAAATTCCTACGGTTAATCTTGCTATTGTTGTTCAAGGTAAGGTTATGTATGATGGACCAAATCCAATTGGAACTGATAAGTATCCATTTATTCCTGTTTTAGGATATTACAATCCTCAAATGCCATACTTTCCATGGCGTATTCAAGGTGTTGTTAGAGGTCTTAGAGATGCTCAATATCTTTATAATCGTCGTAGAATTATAGAATTAGATATATTAGAAGCTCAAATGACATCAGGTTGGATTTATAAAGAAAATGCTTTAGTTAATCCTAAAGATGTGTTCTTATCTGGTCAGGGACGAGGTCTTGCTCTAAAAGAAGAAGCTCAAATGTCTGATGTTCAACAGATTGTTGCTCCACAAATCCCACCATCAATGATTCAACTTTCTGAACTCTTAGCTCGTGAAGTTATGGAAATTTCTGGTGTTAATGAAGAACTTTTAGGTTCAGCTATGGACGATAAAGCTGGAGTTCTATCTATGCTTCGTCAAGGTGCTGGTCTGACAACTCTTCAAACTCTCTTTGATCAGCTTGATAGGTCTCAGAAATTACTAGGTGAAATAATTATTGATATAGTTCAAGCAAATTTCACTCCTGGTAAAGTTAAACGCATCCTTGAAGAAGAAGAACCAACTCCTCAGTTTTATAACAAGGCGTTTGGAAAATATAATGCTGTTGTTGAAGAAGGTTTAAATACTTCTACTCAAAAACAAATGCAATTTGCACAAATGCTTCAGTTGCGAGAAGCTGGAGTTCCTATAACAACACAAGATCTTTTAGAGGCGGCAACTATTCAAGGTAAGAAAAAGATTATTGAGAATGCTGTGAAGCAAGAACAGCAGCAAGCTCAAATGCAGCAAATGCAAATGCAATCTGCTATGCAACAACAACAAGCTCAAATTGAATTATCTCATGCAAGAGCTCAGGCTGACATTGGTCTATATGAAGAACGCTCTTCAAGAGTTGCTGAAAATAGATCCATGGCAATTGAAAGACTTCATAAGGCAAATGCAGAAGATGAATCTGCGTTACTAAGTAAAGTAAAAGCTTTGAAAGAACTTGAATCAATGGATTTAAGTCATTTAGAGCGACTACTTTCTATGGCTCAAGGTTTAAAGCAATCAGAAGTAGTTCAATCTGAGCAAGGTGTTGAAAAAGTTGCTCAGATAGAAAAACCTCAGCCACAAGCAGTTGCATAAATAAGTGCTTTACTTAATTTGGATGTTGTCTTAAAACTAAGATGTCTCTACCCACGAATGGGTAAAAAGATAGAGGTAATATTTTAATCCTTGTAGTTAGGGAATGTTATTCCTAAGGCTACAGTTTCTTGAAAGGTCCTATTATGGCGAAAAAACGTCACTACGAATCAAGCATCAGCGAAGATAAATCATCTATTGCTAATCTTCCTCAAAATGCTTCATATAAACCATGGCCTAAAGCTGGTTCTTATGAAGACTACGATTTAGATGATACTATCAAAGGTATCGATATGCAGATGGATGAAGATGGTGCTAAAATGAAAAAACATATTCAACCTGGTAAATACTAGGAGCTATTATGCAGAATAATGCTTTTAAAGTTCCTACTCCTAGGCTTGATGATAACTATAGAGATCCTAGAAGAGAAAAAGAGCGTAAAGATTACAATTTAATGCCTAAAGGTCAATCATCTATAGCTAATCTTGATCCTCAGCAATTTTATCAAACTGTTGATGAATCAGATAAAACAAATGGTGCTAATTAACCTTTAGGAGAAATTATGCCAGCTGCTCCTAGACTTAGAGGGAAGCCTGCTAAAATAGCATTTTCTATTTTAGGCGTTCCAGCAAATCTTAAAGAAAAGAAATCTAAGGCTCAAAAAGAGCTTGATAGAAGACTTTTATGTCAAGATACGCAAAGAGTTAGATAGTTTATTTGGGAGAGGATAAAATCTCTCCCACTTTTATTGGAAGTATAATGAAAAAAAAGCATGTTAAAAAAGCAAAAGTTAAAAGAGTTGCTAAAAAAATCATCAAATCATCTGTCGGTAAAGCAAAGATTAAGAAGGTTATGCATGAGGCATCAGTGGGGCAGTTGCGTTCCGGAAGTAAATCTGGTCCACTAGTAACTAATCCAAAACAGGCTATAGCTATAGCTTTATCAGAAGCTAAGCGTGCTGTTTCTAAAAAGAAAAAACGGAAATAAGATGAAAAAAGTTAAAAAAGTAATAGAGCATCTTAAAGGTGATATTAAAACTTTTAAGCACGAAGCTCACGAAGATAAAGAACTTATTAAAGATTTGAAGAAGAAATCTTCTAAAAAAAGATCTATGAAAAAGAAACCCTCTAAAAAGAAAAAATAAGAGTCGACTTATCACATTGCGACGCTGCTTCTCCCCAAGTATAAAAGAGTAGAGTTATACTTGGGGATTTTCTTTAATGAAAGATGATCGTAAAAATTCATAGATTTCATTTGAAGTTGCTTTTGCTTTTTCAATAACCTTATATCCATCTTCAGTAATAATTCTTGGTAAGGTTGTGGTAACCCATTTGTAGCTTTGGCACATCAAAGAGTTTTTGCCATTGAGAATCTGATTAATAATCAAATATGATACAACTGTTACTTTTATTGGATTGCGTACTGTATATTCAATTGAATTTGCAATGATATCTCTTTCTGTTATATGTTTTCTTTCTTCAGAAGCAATAGACAGACTTGATATTGTCATTACACATAGAAATAATCTTTTAAACATAGTTTTCCCTAAATAATGATTAAATATATAATTATATTCTATATGAATATATTCTATTGTAAAAAGCCCCCCTCCTGTTTTTTCGATTCAAGCTTCAGTTCGTGACATTCCATCACACACTGTTTATAATACCGATGACAAATGCTTAGTCAGGCATGGTCCTTTTTAAGGGGGAGTTGCGAACTAGATATCCGTAGCTCCCTTTATTTAAATCATACATAGGAGAGATATATGAGTAGACAAACGATGGGTAAGATCGCTTCAGATCTTATGTTAAAGACTCCAGATAGTAATGATCCAATAGAAATACAAAGAGCAACAGAGCAAGAATATTTAGATAATTTAACTTGGTGTGTTCAGCATGCTTTAAAAAAAATTGATTGTTCTTCTATTAAGGGTCATGATGAATGTAAAAAGAGAACTGCACTTGAAGGTGATTTTTTTATAGCAGCACTCTTAAAAAAGGAGAAGTTACTACAAAATGTTTTGCGTAATTACTTTATTGCAACAAAATGTTGCCCAACTCCTGAGTTCGATCAAACGATTTATAAATATAACTCTAAAAAAGAATCTATTGAGTTTTTATGGGTGGTTCCAGATCAAGAAACAGCGCTCACGCTCAAAGAAAATAAACAAATAGTTGTTCCATCAGAGCGTGGTTTACTCCAATTCGTTTTAGATTATTATGATGGTAATCTCCATAGAGTTTGTAAGAAACTTAATGGAGAAACTATGGATGCAGGTTCATTATTACAAAAAGGATTATAAGAATGACTAAACGTAGAGGTCCAAGTATTGATCAACGTGGTGAAATTGAAATGCCACCATTAGACCATCAATTTCCTCATGAAATGGGTGTGCCCACCGCTGGTGTTCCTCAACCTGTTCAAAGTGCAGAATCTAAACAAGTGGTGGATAATCATCAAGTTCATGGAGAATATGCTGATCCTAATCAACAAGTTGAAGAACTAAATGAAGTTGAAGAGGTAGTTCAAGAAGAAGCAGAAGAGCCCATACAATTGGAACCTGTACGAGCAAAATCAGAAACAGCTCAGCAAGAAAACTTCCGTAAAGTCAAAGAAGCAAGAGAGCGTGCTGAACGGGAGCGTGATGCACTTATGTCTCAGATGCTCGAGATGCAAGCCAAATTACAAGTTCAGCAACAAGTTGCTCAACAGCAACAACCAAAACAAGTAGTTGAAGAAGAGAAAGATTGGTTTGATGGTCTTGATCCAGAATCTTTAGTTGAAGGTAAACAGCTTAAAAACATTGCTCAAGAAATGAAAGCAATGAAAAAGATGCTTAGAGAGCAACAGGTTCAATCTCAAGAAGTAGCAATGCAGGCAAAAATTAAAGCGCAGTATCCTGATTTTGATGAAGTATTTAACGTTCAGACTATTAATTCTTTAAATGAACAATATCCAGATGTAGCTAATGCTTTAAGAATAATGCCTGATGATTACAATAAAGCTACTGCTGCATACACTATGATTAAAAATCTTGGAATATATAAAGGACAAGAAATGAAAAAACCTGCTTATGAATCAGATGTTTTAAGAGCTAAAATTAATGCTGCTAAACCAAGACCATTGACTTCAGTTAATCCTCAACAAGGTGATAGCCCTTTGTCTAAAGCTAATGCATTTGCTAATGGGCTTACTTCAGAATTAAAAGAGCAATTGCGCAATGAAATGAATGCTGCAAGAAAAGGTCACTAGATGGAACAAAAAGCTTTGTTACAAAAAATATCTGATGACCAAAATAGATTTATTCCTTTAATGGAAGAGATATTTAAAAATCAAAATGAATTTTCAGCTCTTCAATTACAATATTTAAAAGATTCAGCTGTTAACTTTCAAAAGGTAATAGATATTGATAATTCAATTATAAACAATTGTCAGAATTCTATATTTAATGATTTTGAAGATAAGGCAACTCTTATTGATGTTGCTAATAATCATAAAAATTCATTAAAAGATAATCATAGTCGCTTAAAAGCTACTTATAATAAAATAAAAGAAATTGAAAAATGGCTAGTATGACTCTTCAGCAAAAACAATCATTATTTGCTAAAAATGTAGCATCTTTAATTGATTATATCTTTGCTAATAAATATTCGGTTACATTTGGTGATGCTTATAGAAGTCCTGAACAGGCAGCATTAAATGCCCAATCAGGAAAAGGTATTGCAAACAGTCTTCATTGTAAAAGACTTGCTATTGATTTGAATTTATTTAATGTTGATGGTAAATATGTTGAAGATAAAATTGAATATCAAAAGTTTGGTATGTATTGGAAAAGTTTGAATCCTTCTAATAGATGGGGCGGTGATTTTAAAACACTCGTCGACTCAAATCATTTTGAGATGCAGGATATTTAAAAATGCTTCATTTGTCCTCCTTTTTTGATCATGGGACGCTCTCATCAGGCGTCCCTATTTTTTTAGTTGCATCTATTTTCAAATATCTTCTATACTAATTACGAGCGTCAATTGGCCTATCGCTCAGGCTAAAAACTTCGGGCGTAAATCTGGGCATCGTCCACCCAATGGCGTAAATCAAGATCTCGCCAATCTTAAGGACATAGACAATTCGTTTATAACTTAAGGAAAACCTTATGGCAATCACAACAACTTCGTCATTGCCGGCACCGGTACAGCAAAGCTTTTCTTATAAATTGCTTGCAGTTCCAGTTCCGAATATGATTCATAAAATCCCTGCGATGCTTAAAAATATGCCTCGTAATGGTGGTACAACTCTGCGTATGCGTAGATACAATCCATTAAACACAGCTCTTGTTCCATTAGGAAACACAGGCGTCACCCCTCCAGCACAACAATTAACTGCTGTAGATATTGATGCTAAAATTTCTTTCTACGGAACATATGTAATCTTAAACGAACAAGTTACACTTCAAAACCAAGATCCTGTCTTGAATGAAGCTGCTGCTCGTTTAGGTGTTTCTCTTCGTCAAACAGAAGATGAACTAACAAGAGATATGCTTGCTTCAACAGCAGCATTTATCAACTGTACAGCTGGTGTCAATGGTGACAACCCTACTGAGCTTACTCGTTCAGATGTTGATGATGTAGTTCGTGCTTTGCTTGGAAACAATGCATACACGATCTTAGACAACATTGAAGGGGAAGATAAATTTGGTACAGCTCCTGTTCGTGATGCGTATTTTGCGCTTTGCCATACAGATCTTACTAAAGATATGGACTCAGTTGATGGATTCATTCAAAAAAATCAATATCCATCACCTATGAATGCATTGCGTTCAGAATGGGGTGCTATTGGTAACTTGAGATTCTTAGTTTCATCTATTGGATCAATAACAAACAATGCTTCAAACTTAGGTGCGAACGTATATAACATTTTCTGTGTTGGTATGGAAGCTTATGCTTGTATTGAACAAGACGGATATAGCGCAAGCTTTATTTTTCGTCCTCCAATGTACGATGGACCTTTGGCTCTTAATGCTTCTGTTGGTTACAAGTTTGCTGAAGTTCCACGTATTCTCAATGACCTTTGGGTATTGAATCTACGTTGTACATTAGCGTAACTCAGAAAGGAATATTATGGATAATACAATCATACAACAAGGTCGTTTTACAGCGACTGGATCTGCGGTAACTCTACAACTTCGCTCAGATGTAGATTGGATAGAAGTTTATAACACTACTATTGGTGCTGCTTCTCAAACTACAGCTGTTGGTGTTAAGTACAAATGGTTCCGCGGTTTTCCTGCTGGAGCTAAATGGACTACATTTAAATCTAACGCAGCTAACGCAGCTAACTTAGAGCAGTATTTAACTTCATCTGGATTTACTTTAGTTGATAGCTCAGCAAATCCTAATGGAACTTTGAATGCTACAATTACAGCTCTTTCTAATGCTGCTATTCCTGTTGTTTCTAACAGTGGAACAAATGGTCTATCTGCTGGTGACGTTGTACGTTTATTCAACGTTGCATCTGCTCAACAAGTTGGTGGATTTGATTTTACAGTTGGTTATAACACATTAACTACTGGTACTTTCTCGCTTGACTATATGTCACAGCTTGTAACTGGTACTACTGGTTCTTGGAGAAAAATTAGCTTTGATCCATTATTCTATCCACGTCGTCGTTATATCACAAAAATTACAAAAGCTGCTTCAGCTGTTGTAACTATGTCTGTAACTCACGGTTATAAAGTTGGACAAGAAGTTCGATTCGTTGTACCTGCTGCTTTCGGCATGGTAGAAATGGATGGGCTATTGGGAACTATCACTGCTGTTGATACAACAACTACTACAGGTAACAGCATTACTGTAAATATTGATTCTTCAGCGTTTACAACATTTGCTTGGCCTTTATCAGCTGCGGTTCCATTCTCAGCTGCTGAAGTTGTTCCAGTTGGTGAAAATTCAGCGCAAGCTATTACTTCATCAGTTGATACATTAAGTGATGCAACTGTAAACCAAGGATATATTGGATTAGTTCTTACTGGTGGCGCAAGCTGTCCAGGTGGAGCTGCTTCTGATGTTGTTTATTGGGTTGCTGGTAAATCATTCAGCGTTGATAACCAATAGGTTGTTAACCAATAATTAGTATTTAATTCTCTGCCTGGATGAAACGTAAATGTTAAACTAGGCAGAGAATATTAAAAATGTGCAATCATGAAAGGACTTTATGACAAATCAAACACATATACCAGATGTTAATGCTAAAAGAGTAAAAGATGGTAGCAAAGACATTCAGTTTCAACAAGCAGCGCGTCCATATGGAAACAGGTCTAAAAAATTAACTAAAGAAGAAAAAGAAGTTATCGCAAAAGAATTAAAAGTAAAACGAGATAAAGAACGTGAACCGGTTCGAGGTATTTTTAAATATCATGAATGCCCAGGAGCTTCTTTTGCCTTTATGTTTAAAAAGTATGCAGAAGATCCTTTAGAGAAATATGAATTTATTGATGGTGAAGTTTATACAATTCCTTTAGGAGTTGCTCGACATTTAAATACAAACTGCTGGTATCCTGTTCATGCATATAAAAGCAAAGACTCTGGAATGACTGTTCAAGAAAAGATAAGAAGAACAAGCTTTCAGAGCTTAGAGTTTGTTGAAGATACTTTAGGCAGTAACTAGTTACTCATTAAATAGGTGATATTATGTCTATCCTGGCGACTGAAAATCCTGTCTTTCAACGAGCAATGAGAATCATTAGTTCTATTACTAATGCTAATCCTGCAGTTGTTACAACTACGTTCGATCATCAATATTTAACCGGTATGATTGTTCGATTAAATATTCCAAGAGGATATGGCATGACTCAAGCTAATCGATTGTATGGACCTATTATTGTGACAGGTGATACTACTTTTACGATCGATATTGATACAACTCATTTTGATATATTTGCTGCGCCATCAACTTTTCCTGAAAATCAACAATCTGCACAAGTTACACCTATTGGTGAACTATCTGATACACTTTTAAATGCGACTCAGAATGTTTTACCGTTCCCGGCTAGTTAAGGAGATTTGTAATGGCAACACCAGATTCAACACTTTCAACATTGGCTCAGATTCAAACTAAAGTAAGAAGACTTACTCGTAGTTTATCTGAATCACAATTAACCACTGCTCAATTGAATGATTATATTAATACATTTGTTCTTTATGATTTTCCAGAACATTTAAGATTATTTAATCTTCAAACAACATTTACTTTTTTTACAGAACCTTTTATAGATGAATATGAATCATCTGATAATCCATTAAGTGTTCTTTATAATTTTAAGAATAAATACTTAAATGTCATGCCTCCTATATTCATAGCAGGCAAACAATCATTATTTCTTGAATCAAGAGAACAATTTTTTAGTATTTATCCAATGTTTAATAGTATTGCTTCTATTGGAACAGAAGGTGATGGAGTTACGACCGCATTTTCTGGAGTGATTAATACTCAACAAGCTATTATTCCATCAGGATTAACACAAGTAGTTTTATTATTACGAAATAATGTTTTGTTCGATTCTATTGATGCAAGTGGTAATGGTCTTGCCATGATTGATTATCCTATTAGTTCCACTATTGGAAATTTATATGTTCCTGGTGGAGCTCCTACTTCAACAACCGTTCAAGATGTAAATAATTATATTAATTATACTACTGGTGCTTTTACTGTTACTTTTACAGCTGCTCCTGATACAGGTATTGCAATTAACAGTCAGACTGTTCCTGTTCAACCAACATTGCCACAAACTATGTTGTTTTATGATGGAAAGTTTACAATGCGTCCAGTTCCTGATCAAACATATAGAGTTCAGATGGAAGTAGCTCGTAGACCAACAGAATTGCTTTCTAACTCACAATCTCCTGAGCTTGCTGAATGGTGGCAATATATTGCTTATGGCGCAGCTAAGAAGGTATTTGAAGATAGAATGGATCTTGAAAGTGTTGCTCAAATACTTCCTGAATATAGAAAACAAGAGAATTTGTGTTTGAGAAGAACAATTGTTCAACAAACAAGTCAGCGAACAACTACTATTTATTCCAATGAGGTTGGTGGTATTGGTTCTACGGCAAGTGGATCTGGTTTTGGTAGAACATTTTAATTATTAAATCGATATAGGATAAGTAATGGCATATAATGCAAATATTCCTCAGCCAACTGATGTTAAAAGCCAATCTCAATCGGCAATATTAAATAATTTTACCGCTCTTTCTCCTTTTGGAAATGGATTTGCTGATTTTACTGTTAAGGTTGCAACTCCTGCAATTACCGCTGGAGATACAGGTCTTTATACAAAGAATAATGCTACAACTACTCAAAATGAAATGTATATTCAGAAAAAAATGAATGGCGTTGATACCCAAATTCCTATGACAGCATCTATAGCGAGTAACACTGCTGCTAGTAATGATTTAGCTGGATGGTCATATTTGCCAAGCGGACTTCTTTTAAAATGGGGTAAAAAGCCTATAACGAACTCTCTTGTTGCTAATACAATTAACATAGATTCTATAAGTGGTGGCCCTGCATATAACAAAGTATTTACGGTTCAATTAACTGCTTATGATAGCCTTAATTATATTAGTACTTCAGCTAACTTATCAATTATTGTAAGTGGAACAGATGTTCGTGTTTGGTTAAATACTGGAAGTGCTACTACTGGTGCCTATTATTTCGCAATAGGAGTCTAGTATGGCTAAGACTGATCGTTTTATGATTGCACCCATTTATAGTGGTATGCAAACAGATCTTAAACCATGGATGATTCCTGATGATGCATTTCAAACTTTAAGTAATGCATATGTATTTCGTGGACGTGTTCGCAAGAGATTTGGTTCTAGATTGATGGAAGGTTCTACACCTCCAACTGCTGGATATGAATCTCTTCGATCAAGATTAAGAGTAAAGCTTGGTACAACTGATGGAGCAGGAGGGTTTATTGGCTTTACTCCAGTAACAGCTACAATTCCTGATGTTACTGCTGCTATTGGTCAATTATTTTCTGCTGGCGATCAAATTTATACTTTAAAAGTACTTAGTGGAGCTGCTACTCCTTTGCTTAATACCGGTGCTGGAACTGGAACGTATGATACAACAAGTGGTAATGCTACCTCTGGACAACTTGTGTTAGTTGGTGCCCCAATACTTACTGATGTTTATTTTTATCCTGCCCTTCCTGTAATGGGGCTCATTACATATCAAGTAGCTGCTATTTTAAATGAATTAATTTTTGGGTTTGACACTAGATTTGCTTATCAATTTACAGCTTCTGGATGGTCACGTCTTGGAACGGCTATATGGAAAGGTGGAGATGCTAACTTTTTCTGGGGATCTACGTGGCGTGGATCAACAGCTGCTCAAAATTATTTATTTGTAACTAATTATAATGCTGCCGATGGAGCAACTATTGCCGCTTCAGACACAATGTTTTATTGGGATGGAGCAGCATGGAATACCTTCGACCCAATATTTGATAGTACATCTGCTAATAATAAAATAGTTACTGCACGTATTATATTGCCATTTAGAAATAGATTAGTTCTTTTAAATGTTGTTGAAAATACTGGTGGTGCAACTAATACGACTTATGTAAATAGATGTCGTTTTTCTTGGATAGGTGATCCGACAAATGTTGCAGCTTTTTATGATAACATTGATGGACATGGAGATTTTCTTGATGCTCCAACTAAAGAAGCTATTATTACGGCTCAATTTCTTAAAGATCGTTTAATTGTTTATTTTGAACAAAGTACTTGGGAGCTATGTTCAACTGGAAATGAAGTTCAGCCATTTAGATGGCAGCAATTAAATACCGAGCTTGGCGCTGAGTCAACTTTCTCTCAAGTTCCATTTGATAAAATAGTTCTTGGGGTTGGTAATGTTGGCATTATGGCTTGTAACGGTTCAAACGTTGAACGTATTGATGATAAGATTCCTGATGAAGTCTTTCAAATACATAATGCTAATAATGGAATAGAACGTGTTGCTGGTATTCGAGATTATTATGTAGAGATGGTTTATTGGACATTTCCTGATGTAACTCGTAATTCATCATTCCCATTTAACAATAAAGTTCTTGTTTATAATTACAAAACAGGTTCATGGGCATTAAATGATGACTCTATTACTGCTTTTGGTTATTATCAATCATCTGCTAATGAAGGTGAAACGTGGGCTTCTGACATGGGAACATGGGAAGAAGATGAAACTACATGGCAAGATGGACCATCAGTTCAGGCTCGATTTAGATCAGTTATTGGTGGAAATCAAGAAGGCTTTGTTTTTATTATTGATCCAGATGAACAGCGAAATTCACCAGCTCTTCAAATAACAAATATAACCATAACTGATGCTCAAACTATTACTATTTCTTGTATAAATCACAATCTTCAAGCTGGATTTAACTCCATGGGAGATTATGTCATATTGGAAAATGTGCAAGGAATGGCTGGTCTAACCAATTTAATTGTTCCAGTTAATGAAGTTGTTGATGCTAATACATTTAATATAATAGTAACTGCTGGAAGCGTGACAGGAACTTATACAGGTGGTGGTACATTAGCTCGTGTTTCTGCTATTGATATAGTCACTAAGCAGTATAATTTCTATGTTCAAGATGGTTATAATGCATCTATTAATAAAGTAGATTTCTTAGTAGATAAAACATCTGATGGGCAGGTTACTGTTGATTATTCATTATCTTCTTCAGGAGAATCATCATTATTCTTTGGAAGTTTAAATGGATCTTTGGTTGGCACTGGAACATTGGAAACAAGTCCATATGCATTAGTTCCTCTTGAATCAACTCAAACTCGTATTTGGCATCCAATATACCCAATGGCTGAAGGTGAATGTGTTCAATTAAATATTTATATGACAGATACTCAATTACGTGATGCATCTATTGCTTGGTCAAGTTTTGTATTGCATGCAATGACATTTTATACGCAAAGAACAAGTTCAAGATTACAATAATAGGAGTGATTATGTTTAAGAAAATATGCCTAATTTTATCTATATGTAATTTAATTAATTGTTCCGACTCTAATGGAAATGGTCACAATAATCATTGGAGCACTGAAGATCGTTCTTATAATGAACAGAGAAGAGAAAGTTTGCCAGCTTCATCTTTGATCCATACAGCTTCTTCTTCTATTGTTTCTGCTAGATTAGATAGGGGAGTTATAGATCTTCCTGGAATTCCTAGGGTAACAAGCGATGAAAGCCCTAATAAGCAAACTATAAATGTCGCAACAACAATAGATGTTACAGCAAATTCTAAATGCTGTAATTCAAATTGCTGTGATGATGACAGAGATAATACATTTTGGTGTTGTTGTTAACTAAATAAATTGGCCACGGATAACACCTATAACCGTGGCCAAAGAAATAGTATCTCAGATGAGCGAGACAATATAACTATATCATTACTGTTTTAAATACTCGAGAACTACATACGTATTTGTATATGATGAATAATCTATAGCAGTTGTTATTACCACATTGGTATTAGTAACTTCTAGTTTAATATTTTGATTTAGCGTTGAACTTGAAAATGGCAATGGAATAAAACTAGTTTGAGTTGCTCCGTTTGATGCAGCGCCATAAATTCGAGTAAATGAGTATGTTGTAGGGGTTGCTGGAGTGATTGGTATATTGTGAGCAACACTTTTTGCTCCTGCATTAGGAAGTGCTCCAAAATTAACAACAGTTCTAAATACTTGTCTATATGTTGGTGATTGCGATGTTGAAGAGCTCAATGATGGATTTGGAAAAAATAATTGTCCATTAAGAAATTCTGAAAGAGTATAATATCCAACATCTTTAATATTTAATGCTAAGCATATATTGTTTATGTTTTGATATAGCCTAACGAGAAGTTCTTTAAATTCTTCACTTTTAACATCTACTTCTTGTAGTCTTTGAACATCCCATATATTTGTTAATGGAACAAAAGATCCTGTATTTGTTTGTTGATTAGTTCCCATTTTAAAGCTTCCTATTTTTTAAGGTTTTACTATATCATGGTGTTATAATAGCATGATAGAAATTTAATAACGAACACACGAATGTGTAAGGAGTTTAAAATGCCATTTCCAGCTTTAGCAGCTTTACTTCCATTTCTTGGCACTGCGGCCGCAGGTTTTGCTGGTGCAAAATTAGCAGGATTAGGAGATAATTCATCTAGCACTCAAAGAATACCTGGATCAAATACTAAACAATTAGGTTCTGAAGGTAACTTTTTAACTGGATATCCATCTCAAGTACATCAATTGCCACGATTTAATCCTCAACAAATAAATTTATTGAATCAAGTTGGTCAGCAAGGATTTCAAGGACTTCAAGGTAATAAGTTTGACTTTGCACCTATCGAACAGCAAGCAAGACAAGATTTTGAAAGAAAAACTCTTCCATCAATTGCTCAAAGATTTTCTAACATTGGTGGTATTAATTCTGGTGCTTACGGAAGACAACTTGGACAAGCTGGACAAGATTTAGAAACAAATTTAGCTGGTATGAGACAAGGTTATAACTTACAACAACAAGGATTTAATAAAGATCTTTTGAGTTTAGGACTTACTCCTCAATTTGATACTAAAATAGAAGCTGCAGCTCCTGGATTTGCTCAAACTGCTACTACTGGTGCTCTGCAAAACTTGCCTTCATTATTATTGTTGCTATCTCAATTAGGTTATCTAGGAGGAAAATAATGGCTGATTATATACCAAACCAAAGTCTTGGTGGCATGTTTGCTCAAAGTCTTGGAACTGGTCTTGGTGAAGGACTTAAAGCACTAACTGAGCATAAGCTTGGTGAAGTTATGAAGCAAAAAGAATTGAATCAAGGCGCTCAGTTTTGGAAGTCTTTAGGACTTGATGATCAAACAGCATATGCATTCGCCTCTACGCCAAAAGAAGTTCAAAAGTCTTTATTAGATAGACTTGAAGGTGCTTCGATTGGTCAACCACAACAAGCTCAACAACCTTCTGCTATGGGCCAACAGGGTCAGATAGGGCAACAACAACTAGCTCAAGCTATTTCTAAGCCTGGTCAAGTAGGTCAGCCTCAACAAGCTGATCAACTACAGCAACCTGTTCAAGCGCAGCCAGGTCAAATAACTCTTGGTGCAAATCCATTAGAGAGAAGACATAGAGAAACTCTTGCTCAGCAAAAAGAAATTGCACAGCAAAAAATTTCTAAAGAAGTTAGGCATAAAATTGTTGAAGATAAAAAGGTAGCTCGACAAGAACTTCATGATTTAAATAGAATGGAAGAACTTAATGAGGGTGGCAAGCTCGATACTCCTGGATATACTTCTTTCTTGGAAAGATCAGGATTAGATATATCAGCACTTCGTAGCCCTGATTCAGAAGAATTTCAAAAAATAGAAGCTGGTTTCTTGAAGAATATTGGAAGTTACTTTAAGGGCTCTATTTCTAACAATGAAATTACTCAATTCTTAAAAACAGTGCCTAATTTAAGTCAATCACCAGAAGGTCGAAAACGCGTGATTGCTATGCTAAAAATACCAGCAAGAGCAAAGTTAGAGTATGCTACTGCTCTAAAAGAAGTTTTAGCTAAAAATAAAGGCATACCTCCTTTTGATCTAGAAGAACAAATAGAGGACATTGTTGACACAAGAATGGATAAATTAGCTGAGCAATTCAAAAGAGACTTGGCTAAACCAGTTCCTAAGTCACAACCTCAGTTTGTAACTGCTTTACAATCTGCCGCTGGTAGTGCAGCTAAGCCAGTTGGAGGTGCATTACTTGGCGCTGGTATTGGATCAATTTTTCCTGGAGTGGGAACAGCTCTTGGTGCTGGACTTGGTGCTCTTGGTGGAGTTGGACTTGGCGCTTTGTCTAAAATTACTAAGTAAATTTAAAGGGATGGATTTACTCTGTCCCTTTCTATTAAATACACAATAATGTCGCACCTAATAGTATTAGCATCCAAGCTATAATAAGGTGCTGTATATTATTGCATTGTTTTTCGCAGCCAATTAAACAATGATATTTTTTTGATTCCATGAAACCCCCTAAGGTTGTTAGTATCTAAGTATTAATGATTTAAATAATATATATGTAACTAATGCGCCCCAAACTAATGATCCAATAATTAATGCGTAGTTATTTAATTTGTTCATTTACGTGCTTCCAGTTTTTATTTTTATAAATATTATCAATCATTTTTATGCTCACAGAAAACATTAATGATAATTGTTTTTGTGACATTGAATTAGTGGTTAATAATTCTCTGATTTTAATAACATCTTTTTCTTTTAATTTTGAACGCCAATGATTTTCACCAGATATAAATTTATTTTTTCTGTCATCATCTGGAGTCTTAATGTTTAAATGTTTCCAGCATTTTTTTGTTTTGATTCTGTAAACTATATGATTAGAAACATCCACAATTCTTGCTATTTTTGAACTACAAATTCCTTCTTCTAATAATTTCTTAATATGAAGCGCTTGTTCATTTGTAATTCTTGCCGCTTTACTTTGTTCTCCAATATAAGTTATTTTTGGAGTAGATTGTCTATTACGATCCATCATATCTTTTGTATTTTGAGAATAGTCTCCTAAATATAAATGATCTACGCGAATGCAAGGTGGATTGTCGCACTTATGAAGCACAAATAATCCATCAGGAATTAATCCATGATGCATAAACCATGAAAATCTATGAGCTCTGCGATAAGTGTTGCTATGAAAAGCTCCATAGCCATGTTCATCTTTTGCTCCAATAAATATCCAACATCCAGATTCTAGTTTTTCAATTTTTGAATTAAATCTATCAATATCAGATTGTTTTATCATATTGTTCTTCTTTGAATATTTGATCGTTAATTATAGATGTAACATAGTCTTTCATTGTCACATTACGCTTTAAAGCTCTTTTTTTAATCTCATGATGCAGTTGAACTGATATATGTATCAACAATGATTTTTCTGATTTTCGTATTTTCATATATTACACCTCATATCTATAACATATATTTATATAAATATATGTCAAGTATATCTTGCTTAAATATGAGTGTTGATTTTAAGTGTATATGTAAAATTTTTAATAATGTCTTTATGGAGATATATATGTCTATAAAAAAGAATTCAGCCTATGGGATTAATAATCCTCTTCAGGCTTTGGCGCCACAACCTATTATTGCTCAACGTACGCCCGTAGCTAACGACCAGGCCCCTATTGGCACTATTTGGATTGTTGAGCCATCAAATGTTTATTATGTGCTGACATCTAGTGGCACATGGACCGCTCAGGCTACCGGCTCGACGACAGTTGCTACTCTTGATATTACTGGTGGAGCTGGAACAGTTCTTACAGTTGATGCTGGTGGAGATACGGACTTAGGTGGTGATCTTGCTGTTGCTGGTGATACAGTAATGACAGGTGATCTAACTGTTACTGGAGATATAGTTGCTAATGGGGATTTTGATATTTCATCAGCTCAAGCAATTTCGTTTACATCAACGGCAAACGTTTCTCCAGCTATTCTGTTTGAAACAAATGGTGGAACAACTGAAACATTAAAGCTATATGCTAATCAAGGTACAGCTTTAGATTCAATATATCTTTTAAGTGATGCTGGTGGTATCAAACTTGATGCATCTAAAGCTGACGTTGCGGCTATCAATCTTGTAGCTGGTGCTGGTGGTGTAAAAATAGACGCTGCACTTACTTCTGCTATTAATGTAACAGGTGCTGGTTCTGATATTCAATTGAATGCTACAGGTGGTTCTATTGCTGTTACAGCAACTGAAGCTACTGCTGGAGCAATCACTTTAAGCGCATCTGATGCTGCTGGTACTTTAATACTAGAAGGTGTTGGTGGAGCAACTTTAAGAACAACTAACGCTACTCTTGGTATTACTTCAGGAACTGGAACGTTAAACGTTTCTGCTGATGCTGCTGCAACTACTGTAAACTTGGGAACTGGTGCTGCTGCTAAAACAGTTACGGTTGGTTCTGCGACTTCTACATCTGCTACAACAGTACGATCAGGATCAGGCGCATTGAACGTTACTGCAACAGGTGGCGCATTGACTGTTAACTCAGGAGTTGGTGCTCTTGGTGTATCTACGGACGCTTCTGCTACTGTGGTTTCTTTGGGAACTGGTGCTGCTGCAAAAACTGTTACTCTTGGATCAACTAATACAACTTCTACGACAACAGTTCAATCTGGTTCTGGTGGTATAGCTGCTAACTCAGGTACTGGTGCTGTTGGTATTTCAACTGATGCTGCTGCGACTTCTGTTTCTATAGCAACTGGAGCTGGTGTAAAAACTTTAGTTCTTGGAAGTACTAATACAACTTCTATTTCTACTTTAACATCTGGTTCTGGTGGTGTAGTAATTACAGCAACAAACGGTGCTATCACTGCAAACTCAGGAACAGGTACTATTGGAGTTTCAGCAGATGCAACTGCAACTACTGTAAACTTGGGAACTGGAGCTGGAGTTAAAGGTGTTACCCTAGGAAGCACAAATACAACTTCTGCAACGACAGTTCAGTCTGGTTCTGGCGCATTAAATGTAACTTCTACTAATGGTGCCCTAACAGTTAATAGTGGAACAGGTGCTCTTGGAGTATCTACAGATGCTTCAGCTACTACTGTTTCTCTAGCAACAGGTGCAGCAGTAAAAACAGTTACTCTTGGTAGCACGAATACAACTTCTGTGACAACGGTAGCTTGTGGTACTGGTGGATGTAACGTTGGTACTTCTGCAAATGCTCATGCAACTACTGTTGGTTCTACAACTGCTGCTGCTACATTGGTACTCCAAACGCCAACAGGAACAAACGTTCTTGCTGCTAATGGTTTGAGTGTTACAACTGCTGGTCGTGGACTATCTTTACCTGGTGGTGTATTAGTTCTTTCTGGATCTAGCTCTCCGAACACCGTCGTGACGGCACCTCAGGGCTCGTTATTCCTACGGACAGACGGATCAAGCACATCTACACGAGCTTATATCAACACTGATTCGGCAACCGCCTGGACAGCAATAACAACTGCTTCCTAAGTAGACAAATGTAAATAACCAAGATAGAATCTTTAAATATTATTAATTAAATAAGGGTTCTATCTTGGAAGTAGACAAAAAGTGCTTACAGTGTTCAAAGGATTATATTCCTCGTAGTGATAACTTAAAAACATCTAAGTTTTGTTCTAGAAAATGTCAGCAACCATGGATAACTAAACAGTCTGTTTTAAAAATGAGAGAAAGATGGGCCAATGAAGATGCTGCTGTGAAGATGCAAGAATCATTTGACCGATTTGCTGTAAAGAAATCTGGTTGCTGGGATTGGAATGGATGTAAGTCTAATCTATATGGAGCATTTACTTTTAGAGGCAAAGTGTTTAAAGCCCACAGAGCTTCATGGGAGCTATATAGGGGACCTATTCCAGCTGGCATATGGGTTTTACATAG